CTATCAACAGGATAAGGAGGGGTTGTATCATTAACCCACGGAATAGTCTTACCTAGAAAGTAGTAATATCTTCCAGAACGATTCTGAATCTCATTATACAATCCCTCTGCGATAGAGTTATGTAGATAAGACTTCAGTAATGATGACGAGTTTGGCATGTTTCCTACCTAATTAACTTACTGTAATTACCCAAGTAACTGCAATAGAGTCACCAGCTGCTTTGTTAACAACTGGGAATGTAGTACGACAAAGCATAGTACCAGATGAAGAAGCATTGAAAACACCTGCTTCAGTAATAGCACCTGTGCCAGTACCTGCTGGAAAAGTTGCAGTAGCAGTCACTTGGTTACCAGAAGAAGAAAAGCTAGCTACTGCTACACGACCAGCTTCAGTACCCAAAGTCGTATTTGCTACAGCTGGAGTAGTTGTAGCAGTACCAATAGCCATATGGCTCATAACAGTAGTAGAACCAGAAGTCATACGTGAAGCGATATAGTTTTTACCAGCAGTAACAACCAGGTTAGGAACAGTCATTTTTTGCTTAACTGCACCAAATGCGTCGTGAACTACAATCTGTAATTCACCTTTTATTTTTAATAGATCTTGTAAATCCATAAAATTCTCCTTAGAATGTGATTTCAGTCCCAACATACAGACCACCATCGTTTAAGAAATAACCAGCTTCTGCATAAGGGTTAACATCAATAATTCCAGAATCTTGTAAGCCGAAAGAGAGTTCAGGTAAAGTTGTAGTTAGGTCAAATGCTGGTCTCGTTCTATTTAGGTCAGATGCACTAGAAGCATCTGTATCCGAAATAATTTGGGTTTCGTTATCTAGAGTATAACCATCATTTAAATAATGATTTTCATCTAGTTGTTTATTTGTCATATCTAGAACATTAACACCTGTTCTAGTAAGAGAACTATAACCGTAAGAAATAACATCTTCAGTCATAGTTGTAGTATTATTATCTAATACATTATCATGATTAAAAGTTGTATCATTTAATAATTTAGAAAAATCTTGATAAGGTACATCATCGTTCATAATCACAGATTCATCATCAACTGTAGTTCCATTATTAATAACATGTGTGTTATCTAATGATTTACTAAATGTCCAGAAAGGCATTGTTCTGTCTAAATCTGAACCAGTAGTATCTAACATTATCACAGAATGTCCTTCTGCAATATTGTCATAATTTAATGTAGTTTCAATAACTTCTTTATTGAAAGTCCAGAAAGGAATTGTTCTAGTTAAGTCGGCAGTATTACCGATTTCTTGCATAGTAACATATTGACCCTCTGCTACACCATTGTAATTTAATGTGGCATCTTCAATATACTTGTTTACATCAATAATTTCTTTAGCGTGAGAAGATATTACCTGATCATTAACTATAATATTTAAAATCTTAATTAAAGATTCAAGTTCTAGACTAATATCAAACTCGTTACGAATATCATACTCACCAAAGACAGCCATACCAGCTGGATGAATCAAATTCTTAACAGCAGTCTTATAAGATTCTAGTTTCTCATCAACTTTAATAACATAAGAGAATGCTTGATAGTATTTTGAATCTTGAATAAAGATTGCATCATTTAAGAAACTGTCGTTTGTAACATAGTATCCAGGATACTTTGCCAAAGCACCAAGTGTAACTTTAATAATAGCAGGATTTGCATCTGTTACTCGTGAGTCAACAGAACTAATACCAAATTCACGAAGAACTAAACCAGCATATGTACCATCAAGGGCGGGACCACCAGGATCAGTGTCAAAGTTATAATCAACGGTGTTCAGTGTACCAACTTCAGAGAATCCATCTAGACCTTCTGATATAGTTAAGTCATTTCCTACTCGTTGAATAATAGTACCTGCTGTTCCAGAAAGATCTTGTCCAGAAATAGAAGAAAGAGTAGTAGTAAAGTCAGTAGAATAACCAGTACCATATTTAATAAACTGTGCTTGTAAGATACCACCATTGGAATTTACATTAGAAATTTTCATGATGGAACCAAAACCATTAAAGTTTCTAATATTGTAAATATCACCAACTTTAAATCCAGATCCTAGTTGTAGAATCTCTAATCCAACAGTGGTAGGTAAAATTTCAGCAGTGAAGTAGATACCTTTATCGTCATCACGATAACGTAGCCTATCACCAATACTAATATTACCGAAAAAACGACGATCGATTAAGAATTCATAAATATTATCTGATACTTGGATTACTCTATTAATTTCAACTTCAACATTTTGTCTACGATCAACCAAAACACGAATAATTTTAGATGGTGTAATTACGTCTACTAATTTACCTACTGGGTCTTGTGGATTACCAGTTAAAATTTTTGCAAAAATTGATACGTCTTGATTCCAACGACCATCTGATGCTCTTAGAAGTTGTTTAGATGGATAGTCAAGCGTTACTTCTTTGTTGAAAAGAACTCTGAATAGTAAATTAAAAGATGCCTCAGAACCTTTTGCGTTATACTGTTCTTTAATATGTTGAAGTAAAAATTTAGTATCAACAGTAGAATATGGTAGGTTATTTGCTAACTCATTTTTAAAATAACGAATAAATGAGTCAAGAGTTGCATCTAAATCTCTAAGAGTGTTTAAATCTATTTCACCTGCCTCTACAAACTTGTAGTATGCCTCTAAGAAGTTTAGAAACGTCTGGTAATCTTCCCTGACAAACTCAGGGAGTTGAGATCTAACTAGAGATGATGTTTTAGGTTTTACTAAAGGCATTATGATCTACTTGATGTAAATGTATAGTTATACCCACCACGTAGGTCGCCAGTAGCTGTTTGATCAGCGATTGCTTTTACTTTTAGATGATCACCTGCAATTTGAGCAATTTGTGTCAGAGCAGAAACTACATCATACGACATAGGTTTAATAGAAATTTCTAAATCAACATCAGCCAGTGCAGTAATATGTAGGTTTCTAATATCTACAATACCCTTTGTATAGTCAACAGTACCAATTTTAGTATTTACATATTGTTTGATACCATTTGAACCATATTTAAATAAACGAACAGATCCAAGTCCATCGTCATTCATATAATGAATTTCATTAGACCCTGCGATATAAAATCCAGTTGTACTGAAAGATCCGCCATCACCAATACCATCTGAGAAGATAGGATTGATAACATTTAAAAGATATTGAGCACTAGTATTATATCTTGGCGTCAACTGTCTACGAATTAGTACAGTTGTTACGTTGCTAACGATAGATGGTTCAGAGCCATCTATTAATCTAGAAAGTTTAGATTGTCTAAAGACACCATCAAAGTTCTGTAATTCTTTTTTGTCATATTCTAGAATAGTATTTCTAACAATAGTTTCTATTTCAGTAGCAGTTCTTATTGTTTCTTGTGCGTTGTAGTATACAGTAACACTCAGTGCAATATTAAGATATTCCGGATCTACAATTTCTGGAATAACAGAAACTACGTTTCTTGATTGGAGCACTGAAGAAATAATAGCAGCTTTTTGTATAGTTGTTAGCTTAGTTGCATTCTTTGGTTTAACACATATGAATGTTTTACCATAAATTGGTGGATTATTATCTTCTCCACCCCAGCAAGAAACCGACTGTGCTTCTGGTACATTAGATAATACCAATGTTTTATAATCGTCTGGCGTAACAGCACGGTTTTGCGATGCATAAAATCTAGGAGCATTAAAACGAATGCTGTCAAGTTCTTCTTTGTCTGCACCATTAGCTGCAGGAGAAGTTGTCGTGATTTGCACAGTTGCCCCAGAAAGTAAAGTTCCACCATTGTATGTGAAAACTCTCGCTCCATTTGGTAAATCTTTGCTTGATATAAAATAATCTAAGTGAACTACGTTACCATTTACTAAAGAACGACCAATATTTCCATCACCAAAATTAACTTCGTATAAACCATCATCTATTTCTTTAACCCAGTAAATTTTTGATTCTGGAGTTGCTATTACGATAGTCTCAGAACGAGTATAAGCCTCATATACAGATGATGAAGAGTTTTGTTGTACACGAACAGTTAGAGTGTTTAAATCAATATCAGCATTTGGTATAATATATCTTTGTCCAGTTTGCACTGTAATTTTATTATTAAGCGGAGTGCCTTCAGTTAATTGTACACCTGTGTAATTATAAGTGCTTCCTGTTCTAACAGTGGTTAATGATCCTGTATTATAGAATGTGAACTGAACTCCATCTACAGTAGTTACGAATTGGCTGTATGCTGGAATAGTTAAATTAGATGGAGTAGAAGAACCACCTGATACGACGATATTAACAGTTGCCTTAGGACACGTAGAACTTCTTGCAGTGTATCCTAGCATCTTAGCAATTGATACTACATTATTTCTTTTTCTTGCTGAATCTAAAAACATCTCATTAATAGAGAGGTTATTATAAAGAGCATTGTAATGAGTATTGTATGCTAATACATCAAGTAAAACAGACATAGCAGAACCTTCAAAATCATAGTCCTGAAACTGAGTCTGTCCTCTTAAAAATTGTTTTAAGTTATTCTTGATGCCATCAAAGTCTAGTTCTGCTACATTAATTTTTTTGTTTGCTGTGGGCATTATCGGGTTCTCTCTAATGTTAAGTCTAGAGTTAGAGGTTTCTCTGTATTAACGATTTTAAATTCTATTGTTATATAAACCGCATTGTTATCATTGCTAGCATTTACTTTAACTTCTATTAATTGAACTCTCGGTTCGAAGTTATTTACCACATCAAAAATAGCCTGACGTAGCATAATACCCAGCATAGGAC